CCCACGCCCAGCTCGACTGGGATGACCAAGGTCGCCCGCACTCGCGGGTGTTCGACGACGTGTACTTCTCCGACAAGTCGGGCCTTGAAGAAACCCGCTACGTGTTCCTTGAACAGAACCGTTTGCAGGAACGCTTTGCTGCGCTGCCGGTGGGTGGGCGCTTGGTGATTGGTGAGACCGGCTTTGGCACCGGGTTGAATTTCCTGTGCGCCTGGCAGTTGTTCGAGCAACACGCAGTGCCGGGCGCACGCCTGCATTTTGTCAGCGTGGAAAAGTACCCGCTGAGCCACGCCGACCTGCAACGCGCCCTCGCCCTCTGGCCGGAACTTGCACCGTTCGCCGAGCAACTGCTGGCGCAGTACATCGCGATCCATCAGGGCTTCCAGCGGCTGGTTCTGGATAACGGTCGCGTCACCCTGACCCTGTTGATCGGCGATGCCCTGGAGCAATTGCCACAGCTGGACGCTCAGGTCGACGCCTGGTTCCTCGACGGTTTCGCCCCGGCCAAAAACCCGGACATGTGGACTGCCGAGCTGTTCGCCGAACTGGCACGGCTGGCGGCGCCGGGCTCGACCATCAGCACCTTCACCAGCACCGGCTGGGTGCGCCGGCTGATCAATGGGGCCGGGTTCAAGATGAAGCGCACCCCGGGCATCGGCCACAAGTGGGAAATCCTGCGGGGTGAGTTTCTCGGCTGGCCCACTGAAACGCCCGCACCGGCCGCGACAAAACCCTGGTTTGCGCGCCCGCCTTCTGTTGCTGGTGAGCGCCACGCGCTCGTCATCGGCGGTGGTCTGGCCGGTTGCGCCACGGCCGCCAGCCTGGCGGCACGGGGCTGGCGGGTCAGCTTGCTGGAACGCCACGCAGCGCTCGCACAGGAAGCCTCCGGTAACCCGCAAGGGGTGTTGTACCTCAAGCTTTCAGCCCACGGCACGGCACTGTCGCAATTGATTCTCAGCGGTTTCGGCCACACGCGGCGCCTGCTGGAACACCTGCAACGTGGCGTGGACTGGGATGGCTGCGGCGTGCTGCAACTGGCCTTCAATGCCAAGGAAGCCGAGCGCCAGGCACAGCTGGCCAGCGCTTTTGCCCCGGACCTGTTGCACCTGCTGGATAAAGAGCAGGCCCAGGCGCGTGCCGGAATAACCCTGGAGCAAGGGGGCTTGTTCTTCCCCGAGGGCGGCTGGGTACACCCGCCCGCGCTGTGCCAGTGGCAAGCCAGGCACCCGCTGATCGAAGTGCTCCAGCACCACGACGCCCTGGAGCTCAAGCAGGTCGACGGTGAGTGGCAGGCGCTGCAGGGCGATACGGTTCTGGCGCAGGCCAGCGTGGTAGTGCTGGCCGGTGCCGCCGAGATCAAGCGGTTTTCCTTCAGCGCTGACCTCCCCCTCAAACGCATCCGCGGGCAAATCACCCGGCTGCCGCAAACAGCGCAAAGCCAGGCGTTGGCCACGGTGGTGTGCGCCGAGGGTTACGTCGCCCCGCCACGCCTGGGCGAGCACACCCTCGGCGCCAGCTTTGACTTCAAGAGCGACGACCTTACGCCCACGGTGGCCGAGCACGTCGGCAACCTCGAGATGCTGCGGGAAATCTCCCTCGACCTGCTGCAACGCCTGGGCGCCGACAGCCTGGCACCCGAACAGCTCGAGGGCCGCGCCGCGTTCCGCTGCACCAGCCCGGACTACTTGCCGATCGTCGGGCCGCTGGCGGAACGCGAGATGTTTGATCAGACCTACGCCGCCCTCAGCAAAGACGCCCGGCACGTCCCGGATGCACCATGCCCCTGGTTGCACGGCCTGTATATCAACAGTGGCCATGGCTCACGCGGCTTGGTCACCGCGCCCCTCTGCGCAGAGCTGCTGGCCGCCTGGCTCGACAATGAGCCGCTGCCGCTGCCGCGCAGTGTCAGCGAAGCCTGTCACCCCAATCGGTTCGCGCTGCGGGCGCTGATTCGCGGTAACCCAAGCAAATCCTGAGGGCCAAGACGGGCCCCCAGCCCGTCAAGGCTCATTGCCTTATAACGTATTGTTCTAAAACTCCCACAATTTACCCGGGTCAGTCTCTGGGTACCCGCCGTTTTGGCGGGCTGCATTTCTATCCCTCCCCAACGGAAAAACCAGTAAGGAATTTATGTGCGGATTAGCTGGAGTATTTCAAAGGCGCTAGACAAGGGGTTTCAGCGCCTTCTGAGGCCCCGGAGAGTCCCTCAAGGGAACATCAGTTGGTACAAAAAGTGGTACGAGATCCATCCTTCTCCGGCGTCCTGCCGACGAACACCACTCCCAAATCTGAAATACCTCGATTACTGTATGCACATACAGCATTCGGAAGTACGCCCCATGAACATCGATGAAGACACCTGCGAGTGGCTTGGATGCCCTACGCCCCTGGAAATGTACAAACATCATGCGGCCATGCTCGAGGACGAGATAAGCGACCTGCAGCTCCACCTGGCCAAGTCCCGGGCAAATATCGCTGGACTGGTGCAAATGAATGACACGCTGCTTATTGCCAAAGCTCGGGCCGAGCGATCTCTCAAGGACGCTTTAGAACGCATATCCGAGAAGAGCCAAGAGCATGCTGAGGCAGGAAGCTTTCGCCCTATCGACCTGGTTACCGAGCAGCGCGACCATCTGTTCAGAGAGAATCAACGGCTCCTGCTGGAGCTGAGCGTTCTCAGGGGGCCACAGCCCTGACGTATGCCTGGCATGCTCGCAGCGCGATCACGGCGTTATCCCCGTCGTCGGTGATGGCGATAATTCGTTGCGCATGCGCTGGGTCAAGTTGGGCTCGACGGGCTGCATGAACCACGCCGACGGCGCCGGGGGCGGCAGGCACGCTGCAACCACTGGCTGAATCCGTGGCGTCGAGAAGGACTGACAGCCGGACATCAGCAGTAGCAAGGCGGTCACGCAGCAGAGCCTGATTGCGCTGGGCATCGGATAATTCCTTGGTGTGTTGTTGGTCGGAGGCAGCCAGTTGCTGCTCGTTGGCCAGGCGCTTGTCCTGCTCGGCGCGCGCCTGGGCAGTGGCGGCATTGCCGATCGCGCCGAGGTCCGTCTGGAACTGCCCCGCCTGCTCTGCCAGCTTCCCGTCATACCGCCAGTCCTGCACCTGCCATGCGGCGCCGAAGCTCACGGCCATGGCCAGCAGGATCAGCGCTGCCAGGCCGGCCAGCTTCTGCACCGGCGTCATGCCAGCACCTCCAGCGCCTTGTCGTATAACGCCTGGCGGTCGTCCTGGCCAGTGAGCCCACCATTGATGCGGCGTGTGATCTTCACAAACTGCCCCTGATCCGCCAGGGTATTCAATCCGCGCGTCGACCAGAACCACGCGGCCGACATTGCGGCGTACTGCGGTTGCTCGAGCAGCTCAGGCTGATTGATCAGGGCCAGGCCCAGAGCCTCGCCGCACGCCGCGTAGTTGCCGCGGCCGGTGACCTGGATCAGGCCACGCCCACGGTACTTCGAGCCGTCACCCTTGATGGTGTTGCCCAGATCGGCACGACCTTCGTACGTGAGCTGCTGCGCCGTGGGCCCCCAGATCTCACGCACGTAGCGCAGTTGGCCGGACTCATGCCCGACCTGGGCGATGAACGCAGCAATGCGCTGCCGCGTAACGATTCCGTAGTTGCCCATGGCCGTATTCAGCACAGGAACAAAAGCGCCGGCTTGGCGACCGGCGTTCGGGAGGATCTGCAGCAGCTGCTGCTCGGTGATCGGCATGGCTTTCTCCAGGCAATAAAAAACCCGCTCAAGGCGGGCAAAACAAACGAAAAAATAGAAATCAACCTACAAATCCAACTGACATTATCAGGAACAAATTGTAGAATTGATCAATCAATCACGAGCCTTTGCTCGATAAAGGACTAGATATGAAATCAGAAAGCAAATCACAAATGACTGATGAGACAGAGGACGCCATGTTTAATACAAGGCCTCACGAGCTGATTAGCGGTCGGAAAGCAATCGCAAGCATCGCCTTTGGAATCGCTATTATTTTCTCTATAGTTATTGGAATTTACTTAATACTTAAATGATTCGCCATCCATGGCAACGGCGTAGATTAGTCTACGCTGTATATGCTCATCAATATCCCGCCAGATGGAATAGTGATTCCAGTTGCTGTTTTTGTTTTCAGTTGAATTTTAAGGTAATAATTAGCGGGCAGCATAATCCTTTTAGATATAGATAGCGAGCAATCTGCCTGACCGGCTGAAAACTCTCTACTATCGATGTAATCTGAATGAGGGTTACCGTCAGAGTTTAGAACCTGTAGTGTAAGAACTGGCCTCTCTCCAGCAGTAAGAGTTGTAAATCGCAAAGATACATCAATTTGATAAATACCTGTTTTAGGTAAATATGCGCCACCAAACTGTTCCAAAAATGAAGCATCCTCTCCCATCCATTTCTTGAGCTCGAAAGTAAGAGGAATTCCAGCGCCGATCGTATTGGTGAAAGCTATAGGGTATGTCAGGCTTGATGACTGAACAGATCTCATTGAGAGATCGCCGTAAATAGCCGCCAAGGAGCTCGTATTGTAAGAGACTTGGTTTCTTCTGAAGGTTGTGAAAACATTCCCCGAGAATACTTTTTCAAGCCCTACAGGCGTGAAGTTATCGTCGATATTGTTAAGTCCGCCGCCAGCAATAGTTACTTTGCTATTAGCAATTTGCGACTGTGTGATTCGTATCCCTGATGAATCACTAAGAGTAATCGGTGAATACCAGAAAAAGCACCCTAAAAAAACATGACCGTTGGTTACGCCATTTGCAATTAACCCCAAACCTCCGTCTGCAGCATGGTTAAACGAGCAGCCGATAAATCCACCATGCGCATTGTTATATCCATTAACAAGCTGACAGTTTTGAAAGTTTTCCTCAAAGCTTGATGCAACGAATTTATTGTTTCCACCCTCGACCAATATCCCCACAAAGCCTTCATAGCCATAGCAGTTGGTTCCGGTGCAGTATTCGAAGCCGGCCTTAAGCCACCAGTTTACATAGCAGTGGTGCACATTAACGTCTTCAAAAACAACGCGCTTACCGAATGAAAACCCTATTACTGTTTCAGCCCCCTCAATTCCCGCGAGGTCGTAACCATACGCTCTAACTCTCTTAATCGAAACATCTTGTAGCTGGGTTCCAGTGCCGAATGGGCTGCCTATCACAAGACCTTTTCGCGTGCCAGGCATGGATGAGAAGTACTTATACGGCCCCATATTGCCGCCATCCATCTCGACACCTTCAAGCAAAAACCCTGGTGTCGTAACCTTAAGAGTTACCGTGTTGGTGCCGTCTACGTCACGTAGCTTAGCCCAGCCACCCAGGCAAACGATGCCGCTTCCTGGCACCGACTGAAGCCCGGTTGCTACATAGACCTTGCCCGGCGCAAGGCGAACCACTTTTCCGGCGTTTAGTGCTGCTTGAAGAATGGAAGAAACGTTGGATCCATTTGGAAATGCGCCAAGAGATTCGGCACTGACAGTTGCAGAAAGCTCAATATCCAGGGTGCTTTGACCAACCCCAATTATTGACCCACCATCTGCAGCGGCCAATCTGGATCGAAGCGCTTGATCGCCTACGGCTGTAAGCTTTGGCTGATCAGTGCCCCATACACCTGTGAGAGTTAGTGGCAAATCTGCCTGATTGGTTACGCGGTAAAGCTCGCCAGCACGCTCAATGAGCTGCGTGGCGCGCTGCACAACGGCCCCTGCCGCATAAAGAACATAGGCAGACTCAAATCCAGACCTGAGCAAAAGGTCTGAAAAGTCCTGCTCCATTCCGTGGATGGACTTTCTTTGGCGCCCAAGACGGTCGGAAAATGATACCTCCATGCCTTGGGCAAAAAGATCAGCCACGCCCGCAGTATCGTAAAGGTCTCGTGGGTCGCTGGAGCCATCAGTGCCTACTGGGTTGCCCGTGTTATATCGCATGTTTTCTCCAGGCACAAAAAAGCCCGCGCATGGCGGGCCTGTGTGGTTTTGATTATTTAGTCGGGCGAAGTTGCGTTGTCGTACAGGTAAACCCTGTCGTCGTAGTTGAAGCCTTGGACCGAAACGCTATCGTCTTTCGGGGTAACTTTGCTGATCAGGACGCGGTGACATTCCCTGGTGACCGGGCCGAACAGCAGGTGAGGCGGCTCCCTGTCCCAGCTTGTGTCTGGAGTGAAATCCAGCGTCGGGATGCTCAGGTGGTAATCACTGATCCTGGTGGCCGTCCATGGCCCGCTGAGCGTGCCGTCCTGGCGCCTGATACCGACTGTATGCACTACACCGGATTCCCATATAAAAGCTTCAGAACTCTGGAGGATGTAATTGCCCGCGCCCATTGATATTCCGAGCAACAGAGCGCTTTGCCCTCTGCCTGGCGTATCGTCCGAGACACCGGCAATCCCCATGTAATCGCTGTTGTTGCCGTCCAATTCGGTTTCGAACGAATAGCTCCATCGGCGGTATCTGGTTTCGCTCGCGCGGCGCATGCCTATGCGATATGCCCGGCTGCGATCACCTATTCCCAGGGCCTGGACCTTTTCAGCCTTCAATCCAAGCTGACCAGGCAGGCGACACTTAACCGTCTCCGTTTGGCGCGTGCGACGATCTTTGTACTCAACATCCACACCGTCATTCTCTGACCCGGGGTCGGGAGACTTGAAGCTGATCCGGAGCGGACCTTTCATGTTCTGCGCCGAATAGCCTTGGGTGCCGGCCGGGAAGTATTCAGCATCGAACCCTTCGCGCTTCTGATCACGCACTGGGCGCAATCGCCCGCGGCTGATTGTGAACTCCGCAAACCCCGGCGCCAGAGCCGTATTCAAAGCCTCCTTGACCGTCATTAGGGAATCGATCGAAAGGTTAAAGGTGTCGCCCCTGGCCTTGCATACCGCATCAAAAGCAGCGACCTCATCGGTATCAATGTCGGCGTCCTGATATCCGGGCGCTTTGGCGATGTAGTTGAACGCTGGAGCAATGTCGCGAGTTACACGATTGTCTGGCGTCCAGGCCCCATTCACCAAGATCGGCAACTTGCGCGTGGCTACCACCGATACTTTGTTTTCGCTTTGACTGGAAAGCTTTCCGCCGCCGGCCGCAGACAGCGCCAAGATCGTCCAGCCCGGGTAGCTCGTTGGACTTGGCAGGAGTGCCCGAACGTCATACCACTGAATGCTGTCCTGAACATTGGTCAGCGTGGACTTGGCGCCGATACGGCGCATGCGCCCTTCTGGCTCTATTGCGGAGGCTGTTGTCAGTTCTCGAGTGAAGCCGATCTGATCAAGCGTCCGATCGCTGATCGTTTCACTGAAAGAAACCCAGGCCCCAGCTGTTGTTCGGTCGCGATATTGAAACTCGTAGGTGACACTCCACGGCTCGAGGTCGCCCTTGTTGTTGACCCCTGCCAGGCCGCTTGGAAACAGAACGGTGAACGATAGCTTTGTCGCCTTCTGTCCCGCAGGGCAAAGCGCGAACGGCCCGGCCCAGTCACCCTCAAGGTTCGAGTTATCCAGCCTGAGAACGGCTGAGTTACTTTCTATGAAGTCAAACCCGGGCCAGTCGTTATCTGTAACACCGGCATCGGTCAGGCGGTCCACGGCAATCTGCGACGTGCTCGCCGCAGTTAGGCGATACCGAAGGCCCGCGTACCCAATGCAGGCCCAGCCGATGCCTGCGAGCAGACCGGATACTGGTGCCCCGCTGGTGGTATTGAGAGTCATATGGGCAGGATCGCCGCTAGCCGCCGGCGTGATCCTCTCTTTCCTTCCTCC